CGCGGAAAGCCTGAAAAAATCGGGTCGCGCCCCGCCACGCGATGCGCGCCCGCTGCTGCCACTAGGTTCTTGCACGCGGCCCCCTCGTTGCGCCCCCGTGGCGCTGAAACCCGCGGAACTCCGTCGCAAGTCGGACGGATTGCGGTCACCCGGCAACCCGCGTCCGACTTGCGAAAAAATGGCGGTCCGCCGCCGCTTTCCGGCCGATCCGCGCCGCGCCAGGCCGGCGCCAAGTCGGACGGGGAATAACATCCTAAACCGCCCCTGCAGACTCACTTGAGAAGCCGCGCCGGCGGCTGCGCCAGGATGATCCGGCCGTGGATCGTGACCGCCCCGCGGTTCCGCACCGTCACCGGCGGCTGCACGTTGTCGCCCGCCAGCACCACAGCCCCGCCGGCTCGTCCAGCACCCGCCGCAGCAGCAGCCGCCCCTCCAGCGTCAGCGCGTACAGCCGGCCGGAGACGATCCGCCTCTCCCCGGTGTCCACGATCGCCCAGTCGCCGTCCGGCAGCTGCGGCTGCAGCACGTTGCCCACGGTGCGGATCGCCACCAGCGGCCCGGCAGGTGAGAGCCGCCGCACCGCCTCGGCCGCGAAGTAGAACCGGTCCACAGCCGCGCCTTCCGCCCACCCGTCGCGCTCCGGGCTGACCGGCTCGAACGCCGGCACCTCCACCACCTGCGGCGCCGGGGGCGGTCGCGGGCCCGGCCGCTGGGTCTCCTCCAGCCCGCGCACCAGCGCGCCGGCGGGCAGCCCCACCTTGCCCTCGATGCGCCGGCGGTTGAGCGCGGTCGGCTCCGCCTCGCCCTTCAGCCACCGGTACACCGTGCTGCGGGACACCTCGGCCGCCTCGGCCAGCGCCTCCGCGCCGCCCACCATCTCCACCGTCCGCGCCAGCCGATCCACCAGCGTCAGCTCCGGCCAATCGGTCGCGACGTCCTCCTCCGACGGCAAATCTCCCGTCATTCCCGAAAGTCCCTTGACGCAACACGGGACATTCGGGACTTATGCGAACCCATGAACCGCTCCGCCTCCCGATGACGGCTTCTTCGCCCGCTTCCGCGAAACGGCCACGCAAACCGGCTGCCGATTGGCATCCGGCCGACATCTCGGCCGAACTGCGCAAGCGCGGCCTGACGTGGATCGATGTCGGGCGCGAGGCGGGGTACGAGAACCCGAACTCCGCCCGCCAGTGCACCCGCGCCAGCGTGCCCCGGGCCGAGGCCGCGGTGGCGCGCCTGCTGGGCGTGCCGGCGCACAAGATCTGGCCGTCCCGCTACGATGCTCAGGGCCGCCCCCTCCGCGGTCAGTACGCAGTCATCTTCGGCGCCCGCCTCGCCGCCCGCAACAACGCGGACGACACGCCGGCCGCCGCGTGAGCGAGACGCTCCCCCTTCCCGCGCCCGAGCATCGGCCCGAATGGGCGGACCGCGCGGCCGAACTCGCCCGGCAGGATCTGTGGTCGGCCGAGGAGCTGCTGGCGCTGCGCCTGCCCAGCTTGCCGGCCACCGCCCGGCGCATCCGCGACGCCATGAACCGGGATCGCGTCCTGGCGCACGAGGAGACGGTGAAGGGCGGCCAGCGCCTGCTGTTCAACCGCCACGCCATGCCGCGCGCCATCCGGCTGGAGATGGCGGCCGCCATCGCCCGCTGGCTGCCCGAGGCGCCCGCCGGCGCCGCCCAGGATGCGCCGGAGGCCGACCTGCAGGCGCTCGCCCAGCTGCCCGGCCCCGCCCATGCCCGCGCCGTCGCCCGCCTCTCCGCCGTGCGCGCCTACGCCGCCTGGTCCGCCGCCGCGGGCCTGTCCGGCCGCCGCGCCGCCGACCGCTTCGCCGAGGTGTGGGAAGCCGGCGCCGCCGGCGTCGCGCCCTGGGTTCAGACCGCGCTCAAGGGCTTCTGCGGCGCCTCCCTCCTCGCCTGGCAGGCGACGCTGGCCGCCCACGGCGCCGCCGCGCTGGCCGGCCGCTACCGGCCCCGGGAAGCCGAGATCGACCGCACCCCCGCGCTGCTCGCCCGGGCCGAGGCCGCGATCGCCGAGTGGCCGCACATCACCGGCGCCCGGCTGCACGACATCCTGGCCCACCGCGCGACGGAACTGGACCTCACGCCGCCCGCGCCGCGCAGCGTGACCCGCTGGCTGACCGCCTGGAAGGCCGCGAACCGCGGCATCCACCTGGCGCTGGCGAACCCGGACGCGCACCGCAACCGCTACCGCCCCAGCTTCGGCAACGCCGCGGCCGACGCGCCGCACGTGAACGCCTGCTGGGAGTTCGACGACACCCCGGCCGACGTCCTGCTGACGGACGGCCAGCGCCACGCCGTGATCGGCGTGATCGACGTCCACACCCGCCGGCTGATGCTGCAGGTGCACCCCACCAGCACCGCCCACGGCGTCAGCCTGCTGCTGCGCCGCGCCCTGCTGGCCTGGGGCGTGCCGGACCGCGTGCGCACCGACAACGGCGCCGCCTACGTGTCGCGCCACGTCACCGGCGTGCTCGCGCGGCTGGACGTGGCGCACCAGGTGCTGCCGCCGTTCAGCCCGGAGAAGAAGCCCTTCATCGAACGGGCGCTGAAGACCTTCGCCTACGGCCTGGTGGAGCTGCTGCCCGGCTATGTCGGCCACGACGTGCCCGGCCGGAAGGCGATCGAAGCCCGCCGCAGCTTCGCCGCGCGCCTGTTCGGGAAAGACCAGGTGGTGGAACTGCGCCTCGGCCCCGCCGAGCTGCAGGACGTCTGCGACCAGATCTGCGCCGGCTACAACAGCCGCACCCACGGCGCGCTGCGCGTCTCCCCCAACCAGAAGGCCGCCGGCGCGACAACGAAGGCGATCAGCGACCAGCGCGCGCTGGATGTGCTGCTGGCCCCGCTCGCCGGCCTGCGCGTGGTGACCAAGAAGGGCCTGCGGGCCGAGAACGGCACCTTCGTGCACCCGGAACTCGGCCGCCTGGTGGGCGAGACGGTGGAGTGCCGGCAGGACCCGGCCGACGCCGGCCGCCTGTACGTGTTCGACCAGAACGGCGCCTTCGTGTGCGTGGCCGAGGACCCGGACCGCACCGGCGTGTCGCGGCAGGAGATCGCGTCCGCCGCCAAGGCCATCGCCGCGCGCCAGCTGGCCGACGAGCGCGCCCGGATGCGCGAAGCCCGCCGGCGCGAGATCCCGGACGCGACCGCCCTGGTGCGCGACATCGTCAACGCGAAGGCCGCCAGCACCGTCGTCGCCTTCCCGGGCCGCAGCACGTCGCACGACAGCACCGGAATGCAGGCCGCGGCGCAGGCCGCGCGTGCCGACGACGCACCCCAGGCCCCCGCGCGCACCGCGATCGACGCCGAACGCGCCCGCCGCGTCGCGGCCGATGCCGCGCGCCGGCTGACGGCCGCGCAGGCCGACAACGATCAGGCCGCGAAGCGCGCCCGCCAGGCGCGCGCGCTGGCCATCCACGACGCGCTGGCGGCGGGACACCCGCCGGCGGAGGCCGATGCCGCGTGGTTCGCGACCTACCGGGAAAGCCCGGAGTTCCGGACGGCGCTGCACTTCCGGCGGTCAACCACCGCCTGAAACGAGAGCGGCCCGGCAGCGCGCCAACGCTGACCGGGCCGGCACGAAACGAGAGAGACGAAAAGGGACATACCGCTTGACCGATCCGAAAAGCAAGCCTCCAGGGACAGCGACGATCGCCGCGCTGCGCAACGTGCAGGCGTTCTACGAGGCGGTGGACCGTGCGCAGCGGCGCATGCACCACCTGCCCGGCCTGGTGGTGTTCCACGGCCCATCCGGCTGGGGAAAAACCTTCAGCGCGCAATACGCCGCGCAGGTGCACCGGGCCTACTACGTCGAGGTCCGCAGCGTGTGGACCAAGCTGGCGTTCTGCAAGGCCGTGCTGGCCGAGATGGGGCTGGAGCCCGCGGCCCGCGTGTACGACATGGTCGCCCAGATCAGCGAGGGCTTGGCCCACAGCCGCCGCCCGCTGATCATCGACGAGGCCGACCAGGTCCTCGGCCGCGGCTACATCGAGGTGATCCGCGACATCCACGAGGCCAGCGGCTCCGTGGTGGCCATGATCGGCGAGGAGCGGCTGCCCGCCAAGCTGAAGGCGGCCGAGCGGGTCCACAACCGTGTCATCGCCTGGGTCGCCGCCGTGCCCACGGACATGGACGATGCGCGCGCCCTGGCCGAGATCTACGCCAAGCGGCTGACGCTGGCCGATGACCTTCTGAACGCCATCGTCCACGCCTCGCGCGGCGGCGCCCGGCGCATCTGCGCGAACCTGGAAGACGTGGTGGAGGAAGCGCGCCGCCGCCCGCAGGACGTGCTGGATCTGGCGTGGTGGGGCGACCAGCCCTTCAAGTCCGGCGACGTGCAGCCCCGCGCGACGCCGTGGCGGCCAGCGGCATGAGCGCGCGGCACCAGGGCCAGTTCCGCGGCCGCGGGCGGCGCGGCGCGGACGTGGTCGCCACCCTGCCGCACCGCATGGGCCGCGACGCCGTGTGGCAGGCGCTGCGCAGCCTGGCGGCGCCGGCCACCGCGGCCGAGATCACGCGCGCCGCCGGCGCGCCCCACGGCACCGTGTGCCGGTTCCTCCGCGCGCTGCGCGCGGCCGGCATCGCCGAGCGCGACGGCGCCGCCTGGCGCCTGCTGCGCGACACCGGCCCCACCGCCCCGGCGCTGCGGCCGGACGGCACGCCCACCCAGGCCGGCGCCAAGCAGGACCGGATGTGGCGCAGCATGCAGATGCTGCGGCGCTTCACGGCGCGCGACATCGCCGTGGGCGCCAGCATCGAGGGCGCGCCGATCAACGAGCGCGTGGCGATGGACTACCTCCGCCTGCTGACCGCCGCCGGCTATCTGGCGGCCTCGGCCGACGTGCACAACCGGTGGACCGGCGCGCGCGTCTTCCGCCTGATCCGCCGCACCGGCCCGCGCGCGCCCGTCATCCAGCGCGCGCAGCAGGACGGGCGGACGGTGCGCCGCGTGTGGGACCCCAACCTGCGGCAGTTGATGCAAGCGGGTGGCCGATGACCGGCCGGAACGAGGCTATGGCGCGCGAAGCCTGGGGCGAGCCGCCGGACTGGGTGCTGGCGCTGGCGCGGGAATGCGACCGCACCAACCAGACGGCGGCCGGCGCGCGCTGTGGCGTGAACGGGTCGGCCGTGAACGGCCTGCTGCGCAACCGCTACGCCGCCAGCACCCACCGCATGGAACAGCGCATCCGCGGCGCGCTGCTGGGCGCCACCATCGAGTGCCCGGCCCTGGGCGAGCTGCCGCGCGACCAGTGCCAGACCTGGCAGACGAAGGCCGAACGCTTCGTCGACACCAGCAGCCAGCGCGCGCGGATGTACCGCGCCTGCCGCGCCTGCCCGCACGGCCGCTTCTCCCCATCGGGCCGGCCCGATGGGGACCCCGACGCCACCCCCGACACCAACGAGGAACCCACGGAATGATCCACCAGGATCTGCTGAACCTGTCCGAACGCCTGCTGGAACACGCGATGGGCCGCCCGCTCTCGCGCCAGGACGCGGGCCGGCTGCACGAGCAGCTGGAGGACATCGCCGACCGCGTGAAGCGGCTGGAACACTACGGCGTGGTGCCGGCGGCGCTGCGCCAGCCGGCACGCTTGGCCGAGCCGGTGGACGCCTGCCGCCACCCCGCGATCGCCGCGCCGGTGGTGGACCTGGCTCTGGTGCGGGGGGCGCGCTGATGGCCCGCACCGCGACCCGCGTCGCCGACACCGTCGTCGCCAGGCCCGTGAAGCCCGCGCAGGCGGTGGCCGTGATCCCGCCGCCCCGCCGCGGCCACAACAGCGCGCGCGACCGCCTGGCCGGCATCGTCGCCCGCCTGCAGCGGCTCGATGAGGAGATCAAGGGCCTCAACCGCGACAAGAGCGACGTGTTCAGCGAGGCGAAGGCCGCCGGCATCGACGTGGCCGGCCTGCGCGGCGCCCTGCGCTACCTTCGCGACCCCGAGAAGGCCGAGGAGCGGGACGCCGCCACCCGCGCCCTGCTGGCGGAGCTGGAGGGGCTTGACGCCACCCCCTCGCGCGCGCACGTGCACGTGCACGCGCGCGAGGCCACCCCGGACGACGGGGAGGCCGCGTGACCCCCGCCCAGGCGCTGGCCCAGTTCCAGTCCATCGTCCTCCGCGCCACGCAGCTGCAGGCCGACATCAACGCGCTCGGCAACACGCTGGCCACCGCCGGCGTGGTGCCGCGGGTGTTCGCGCAGCCGGCGCTGGCCCGCATCCTGGCCGTCGTTGCGCGCGACCACGGCACCACGGTGGAGATGCTGCGCGGCTCCCGCCTGGATCAGCCGTTGGTCGAAGCCCGCCAGATGGCGGCCTGGCTGATGGTGCACGCCACCACCGCCACCACCCCGCAGATGGGGCGAGCGATGAACCGCGACCGCACCACCGTGCAGTGGTGCGCCAAGCGCCATCAGGCGCGGATGGACGCGGACCGAGACGTCCACACCCGCACCACCGAGCTGCTGATGGAACTCTCCGAAAGGAACGCCGCATGAAGCGCATCAAGACCCGCGCCACCACGGTGGCGATCCCGCGCGACCGGGCCGAGGCCGAGCGCATGGTGGCCGAGATCGGCGCCGCCATGCGCGCGCGCGACGTGATCCAGGCCGCGCTGGACGAGACCATCGCCGCCGCCAAGACGAAGGCCGAGGCCGACGCCGCGCCCCACGCGCGGATCATCGCCCAGTGCACGGAGGGGCTGCAGAAATGGGCCGAGGCGAACCGTGCGGCGCTGACCAACGAGAACCGCACCAAGACCGTGCGCCTGGCCACCGGCGAGGTCAGCTGGCGCGACCGCCCGGCCAGCGTGCGCATTACCGGCGCCGAGGATGTGATCGCCCGCCTGCACGAGCTGAAGCTGGATCGCTTCGTCCGCACGAAGGAGGAGGTGGACAAGGCCGCGATGCTGAAGGAGCCGGACGTGGCGCGCAGCGTCGCCGGCGTCGCCATCGGCAGCGCGGGCGAGGAGTTCATCGTCACCCCGGACACCACGCCGCTGGACAGCGTGGAGGCTCACAACCGCGCCGCCAGCGCATTGGCGGCGTCATGAGCGCCCGGTGGTGGCGCCGCCGCGTGCTGCGCCGGCGCCAGCGCAGCCTGGCCCGCACCCTGCTGGCCCTGCCGCTGGAACTGCGGGTGCTGGCGATCGCCGTGATCAGGGGAGGGGCGCGATGAACGAGCCCCTCGACGTGCCGCAGGTGGCCGCGCTGCTGGCCGAAAACGCCCCGCAGGAGGACTGCGTGGCGCTGATGAAGCAGGTTGGCGCGCTGGTGCACGGCCATCCCCACGCGGTGGCCACGCTGGCGCTGTGCGGCGAGCTGGGCGTGGTGCTGGCCAGCGCCCCGCCCACGATGCGGGCGTCGCTGGCCGTGCTGATCGGCCAGATCATCGGCCGCGCCTGCAACGACACGCTCGCCCTGCGCACCCGGGTGCTGCAATGACCGCCGCGCTGCGCCTGGCGCGCATCCTGCTCGCGCTGCCGCTGGCCGTGCTGGCCGTGGCGGCCATCTTCGCGGCCGCGATCGTGGGCCTGTCCGTCGCCGGCGTCCTGGGCATCGGCATCATCACCGCTGCCGCTGCCGCCCGCCTCGCCGGCGTCCCCATCCCCATCGAGCGCAGCTTGACCGAACGCAGGTGGCACGAATGACCCCGCCGGAGATCTCCGCGGCCATCTGCAAGGCCCGGGCCGAGGCGTGGCGCGGCGCCGCCTCCCTCGTCACCGCGCTGCTCTCCACGCACGAGGACGCGGTGCCCCAGGCCGCGATCCGCGAGGTGCAGGACGCGCTGCTGCGCCGCGCCGACACGGCCGAGCACAACGCCGCCACCCTGGCGCCGACAGCGGGGGCGGCGCCCGCGGCGCCCGACGTGCCGGCGCCGGTGCAACTGATCTTTCACGGCCGATCCGTGGTCGACGACGCTCCGCCGCCGCCCGCGGCCGCGCCCTCCATCGGCCCCGGCCTCACGCGCGCCGAGGCGCCGGTCACGCTTGCGCCCGAAGCGCCGGCCCGCCTCTCGCCCGCCGGAGTGCGCGAGCGGGCGCTGCAGCTGCTGCAGGCGCGCTCGCCCGATCCGCTGTGCGCGCACGCGCTGGCCGAGGACGCCGGCGTCTCCCTCCAGTCGGCGGCGAACGCGCTGTCCGACCTGCGGCTGCGCGAACATGCCGCCCTGGTGCGTGCGACCGATGACCTGCGCGCCCGCTACCCCGGCGTGCGCGTGGCCTACGTGCTGCCGCACCACGCGCCGGCCGAGGCTGCCGAACCGCCGTCCCAGCCGCCCCAGAGCGCACCGCGCCGATGGGTGGGCGCGCTGGACACGCGGGTGCCGGGGGAGGATCTGCGCACGCCGGCGGAGCGGGAGACGATCCTGGCCTGGGCGCGCGCCAACAAGGTGGCGCTGCCGGACGCCGGCGACACCAAGGGCGGCTGGCTCAACCGCGCGATCCCCGCCATCAACCGCAAGCGCGTGGACCTCGGCCTGCCGGCCTTCCGGCTGATCACTACCATCCGCGACACCAGCCGCGCCGAGGCCGAGGCCATGCACCGCGCCGGCCAGGTCGGCAGCCCCACCCCGCACGCGAAGCCCGCGCAGGGCGCCGCGTGATGGGCGCGCTGGTGGTGGCCCCGTCGCGGCAGATGGGCAAGGAGGCGGCGTGCCGCGCCGCCCTGCAGGCCGAGGCCGTCACCGCCGCGCTGCTGGCCGTCACCGACGCGCACACGGGCACGCGGGAGCTGGACGCGGCGGTGCTGCACGCGCTGGGCTGGCAGACCCAGGCGCCGGCCCCGCGCACCCGCCAGGCCTGGCGCTGCCGCAGCCCGCTGGCGCGGCTCTGGCTGCCCATGCCCCGCATCACCGCCAGCCTGGATGCCGCGCGCGACACGGTGCCCTTCGGCTGGTCCTGGGGCGTGGGCGTGCGCGACGGCCACCCCTTCGCCTGGTGCCGCCCCGCGCGCGGCAGCGACTTCATGGAGGCCGCGCACGTCGCCGCCCCGCTGGCGCTGACGAAGGCCGCGCTGCACGGCCACCGCGCGCTGCTGATGGCCGCCCTGGCAGGTGCGGCATGAGCGGCCAGTTCCGCCTGCCCAGCCTGTTCGGCCGCGCCCTTCCGGCGCCCCTGAAGGCCGATTTCGAGGCGTTCTGGAAGGCCTATCCGCCGCGCCGCCCCAACCCACGCGTGCAGGCCGAGGTGGCGTTCGTCGCCGCCTGCCGCCGCGCCACGCCCGCGCAGCTGGTGGCCGCCGCCGGGGCCTTCGCGGCGGAGTGCGTGGCCCGCAAGATCGACCCCGCCTACGTCCCCCACGCCGCCACCTGGCTGCGCCAGGACCGCTGGGCGGACTACCTGGCCGCGCCCGCACCCGCGGCCGAGGCGGCGGAGCCCGAGGGCCCGCTGTGGCAGCGTCTGCGCGGCCGCATCGGGGCCGACGACTACCGCGTGTGGATCGCCAAGTTGGCCATCCACGACTGGGTGGAGGGCGACCGCATCCTGCTGCGCGCGCCCAGCACCTTCCACCGCGACTACGTGCGATCGAACTTCTTGGCGCTGCTGCGCGCCGGCCTGGGCGTCAACACCGTCGGCATCCTCGGCCCGCGGGATCCCGGCTGATGGCCAACCCGAAGCTGATCGCCGCGATCCAGGCCTGCCGCCGCCAGGTGCCGGGGCTGGAGGATGACGACACCTGGCGAAGCTGGCTCAAGGGCGTCGCGGGGCAGGACAGCCTGCGCGCCATGGACGGCCGCGCGCTGGGCCGGGTGATGGACGCGCTGCACGCCGCCGGCGCCCCCCGCCGGCCCGGCGCCGGCGCGGCCGCGAAATCGCTCGCCGACAGCCCTCAGGCCCGCATGGCGCGCGGCCTGTGGATCGAGCTGGCGGACGCCGGCGCCGTGCGCGACCGGTCGGAGAAGGCGCTCGCCAGCTTCTGCCGCCGCGTGACGGGCGTGGACCGGCTGGAATGGCTGCGCGCCGAGCAGGCGAACAAGCTGGTGGAGGCGCTGAAGGACTGGCGGAAGCGCGCCGATCAGCAGGCTGATCGGCGGACTGTGGAAGAACTGTGGGACGCGCTGATCGCCGCCGGTGCGATGAAGACCGGCGCGCACGCTCGGCTGGGGACCTGGTTGCTGAAGAACTACGGCGTCGCCGGCACCGAGCACCTGGCCACCGCCGACCTGGCCGAGGCCCGCACCCGCCTGCTGCGCTGGCTGGCGCGCGTCGAAGCGCCGCGATGACCGCACCCTGGCTTCCCAACCTGCTGCGCGAGGTGAAGGACGTGTTCGGCCTGCCGACCGCGCTGCGCCTGGCCGAGAAGCTGGGCGGCCAGTACGTGCTGCTGCCGGCGAAACCCAAGGCCCAGCACCCCGTGGCGCAGGCCGTGGGGCGGGACGTGCTGGCCTGGCTGATCGCCACCCAGGGCAAGCACACCCGCGTGGTCATCCCCCGCGCCGCCGCCGCGATGGCGGAGGCGCGCAAGGCCGAGATCCGGCGCCTGTCGGCCGAGGGGCTGACCGCCAACCAGATCGCCCAGCAGGTGGGCGTGCACGTGCGCGTCGTGGAACTGTGGCGCCGCGCCACCCCCGACCCCCGCCAGCGCGGCTTGTTCGAGGAGGATACGGCGTGAAACCACGCACCAAGGTCCTGCCGCCACCGACAGCCGAGGAGCGCGCGCTGGCCGCCGTCGCCGCTGCCGCGCTGCGGCGGTGGTGGGCCGAACCGTTCAGCGCCGGCAGTCCAGTGACGGCCCATGTCGACCTGACCCGACCGCGGCGCGGCGAGTGGTGGGTGACCTGGCCCGGCCTGCCGGGCTTCGTGCATGTCCGCGGCGTGGGCTACCGCCACGCGCTGCTGCCCGGCTGGGTTTACAGCCACAGCGAGATCGCCAGCGAGATGGTGCCGGACCTCCAGGCCCTCGCCGATCGCGGCGAACGCCCGACCGTGGCGACCCGCTGATGCCGGCCTACAGCTTCCAGCAGCGCTTCGTGCCCGCCTTGCTGGCGGGGCTTGAGCCCGGGCCGTGGGTGCCGGGCATGAAGCGGATGACGATCCGCGCGCCGCGCAAGCGGGCGCCGCGGCTGGGCGCTCTGGTGCACCTGTTTGCCGGCATGCGCACACGGGACTGCCGCAAACTGGGTGCGGCGCCGTCGGTCATAGTGCTGCGCGTGGCGATCGGCTGGGGTGCTGAAGGCTTTACCGTGGGGCCGACCCGCAAGAGCTGGGTGGCCGCACCTGTCCGGCGCGCCGAACTGCCGTCTGTCCTGACTGACTTGTGGATAAAGGGGCAGCTGCACGGCGAGCAACTCCACGCACTTGCCCAGGCCGACGGCTTCGCCGACGCGGCGGAGATGGAGGCGTTCTTCGGGCGCCACCTCAGCGTCGACCGTCCGGACCAGTGCTGGGCGGAGTTCGACCTGATCGCCTGGGCGCCGGCCGGAGGCAGCCATGCCGATCCGCGCTGAGAACCGGCACCTCTACCCGGCCGACTGGGCGGCGATCAGCCGGCGCATCCGGTGGGATCGCGCGCGGTCGGTGTGCGAGGGCATCCCCGGCGCGCCGGCCTGCTACGCGGTCAACGGCCTGCCGCACCCGAAAACGGGCGCGAAGGTGGTGCTGACCGTCGCCCACCTGAACCACGACCCCAGCGACTGCCGGGACGAGAACCTGCGCGCTCTGTGCCAGCCCTGCCACAACGCCTACGACGCCGCGACGCGCCGCGCCGGCACCAAGCGCCGCCGCCGTGCGGCGCTGGGCGTGGGCGAGCTGCCGCTGTGATGTCGATCGAGAAGGGAATTGATGTTGATGACCGACGCGGAAGCCAGAAACCTCCTGGAGCCCTACCGCAACGACAGGACGCTGCATCTGGATCACTTGCCGCCGCTGCCACCCGCGCTTGCGGGCATGAGCATGGAGGATCGCCGGCAGATTGCGGCCTGGCTGGTGGCATGGGACCAAGCAGACGGCTTCATCTTCAGCGACGACAATGGCTTCAGCTTGCGACACATCGTCGCAGTCATTGCCGGCTTCGCCGGACCGTCGCCGTCATCGCCATCCTGATCGCCGGCGCGGCGCACGCCCAGGAACGGGTCCGCGTGATCGACGGCGACACCGTCCGGACCCTGCGGGGCGAGGTGGTGCGGCTGCTGGACATCGACGCGCCGGAGCGTGGCCGCGGCGCGCGCTGCCCGATGGAGGCGCGCCGCGCCGAGCGCGCGGCCGAGGCGCTGGAGGAGCTGGCGGCCCGCGGCCTGGTGCTGCGTCGGGGGCGGCGCGACCGCTACGGCCGGACCCTGGCCGAGGCCCGCACGGCGGACGGCCGCAGCGTGGCCGCCGTCATGATCCTGCTGGGCCACGCCCGCCCCTACGACGGCGGCCGGCGCGCGGGGTGGTGCGGCTAGGGCTGACCGCGCAGAACGGCGACCGCGATCACGGCCGCCACAATCAGCAGGCCGATGACGCCGCGCCAGTCCACGGCGTACGCCTCGCTCTGCGGGCCGCGATCCTCGGGCGTCCAGACGGACGGACGGCTGGTTGCATCCTCGAAGTAGCGCGGTGCCGGCCGGCGCATGCCCGCCACGTCGGCCGCGATGCCGCCCAGCGCCACCAGCACCAGCCCTCCCAACCCCACCTGCCACGCCAACGCCACGCCCACCGGCGCGCAGCCGCGGAACTCGTCGCACGCATTGGCCAGGATGCTGCCGGCCCACAGCAGCGCAGCCACGCCCAGCACCTGGATCACGCGGTAGACCAGGGCCATCACCGGCGATTCTCCAGCCGATCCTTGAACACCAGCGGCGGGTCCCTCCGCTCCCGCACCGGGGCCGGCGGGCGGGCGGGTTCCGGCGGGCGCCGCCGGCAGGGTGGCAGCCACCACCAGCATCACCGCCCCGGCGGCCAGGCCGAACAGCTGCACCGTCAGCAACCCCAGCGGCTCTGCCAGCAGGCGCGAGCCCTCGGCTGCGACGGCGCCCACGCACACCGCGAACACCAGCAGCTGCACCACCACCGCGATGATCGCCCATTTGAACCCGGTGTGCCCGCGGCGGCGCTGCGCGACCACGCCCACCGCCACGCCGACCGCCAGCAGGATCAGCAGGTACAGCCCCTGCGGAATGGCGGTGTCGGTGGCCACCATGGCGCGCGCTCTCCTTCGGAAGGCGGAAAGGATACCATCAGCGGCCCCGGTCACGCCAGGATGCGTGCAGGTCGCACCAGTCGCCGGGAAAGAACGGCGGAAGCCGGCGATGGTCCCCGGCGCGGATCGCCGCGGCATGACGTGCGACCATCAGCGCGGACGCGGGACAGCGAGGGTCGCCGTTGGTCAGCGCCAGGAACCACGGAAACACGCCATCGCGCCGGTGCTCCTCGATCACGGCCAGCGCCTTCTCGGTCATCACCGCGCCGTACAGGGTGCGCACCAGCAGCCGGACGCGCGCGTTGTGCGGCACGGCGTGCCAATCGGGCGGGAACGTCAGCCCCTCGCGCCGCCATTCGTGCGGCCAGACGCCGGCGGCGTGCAGCTGCCGGGCGCAGTCCTCCAGCCAGGGCCAGCGCCAGGCGAAGTCGCCGATCGCCTCGCTCACGTCGCGTGGCATGCGCCTGGGCTCGCCGCTCCGGTCCGCTGCCTGGAAGGCGGTGCGCACCGCCTCCTTCCCCGCCTCGGGCATGTCCAGCCCGGGTGCGACCCGCGCGAAGGCGGCGCGGTGGATCTTCAGCGGGGTGCGGAAGTCGGCGGCCATGCCGGGAACTCTACCGCCGCCGGATTTCCACCGGCAGGGGCACGATCAGGGCCGGGGTGGGGTGGTGGCAGGCGCGCTGGTCCTCGTTGTGGAAGGCCACCAGCTCCGCCTCGTGCGGCGCGCCGCCGCAGTGGCGGCACCGCAGGCGGTTCAGCACGTCGCTGATGGACGTGGTGGGCGGCATCCCGCGCTCCAGCAGGTGCCAGACCGCCATCTGGGTCGACCGCCGGCACGTGCGGCAGGCGACGCTGATCCACCAGGAACTCATCTTCCCCAGCTGCGGCATCCGCCCACGCTGCCCCGGCCGGCCCGCGCGTTCCAGTTCCGTTCCCGCGATGTGGGCATGATGCCCACCCCGGCTTGACGCCGCGCCCCGCCGGCCCTCGCCTGTGCCCGTGCGGCGGGCGTGGAAACCCGCCGCGCCGCGGGCCCGCGTCAACCAGACAGCGATCCGTGCCGACCAACGGTGCCACCCCCCTCTGTTCCGGGTGGTGCACGGGCATGTCCAGGCCGGCCGGCGACGGGCGGCTAAAGCCGTGCGCGCGCTGACCGTTGGCGGCGTTTCCAACACCCGGGGCGCCAGGGAGAGACACACACACGAACGGCGCCCCGCCACAACCAGGGGAAGCCATGGACCAACCGACGATCGTGCCCACGCCCATCATCCCGACACCCGAGACCGACGCCCGCGCCCTGCTGGGCCTGCTGTCCGACGCGCTGGACAGCCTGGGCACGCTGCTGGTGGCGGGCGAGCAGCTGACGGCCCAGGGGGCACGCACCATCGTGCCGCTGCTGGACCTGATCGGCCTGAACCTGCGCCGCGCGACGGAGAGCCTGCGAGAGTGAAGAAAACCCCGCCCGAGGGACCCGGGCGGGGTTGGGTTCCCATCGCGGCAGGCCGCGATGGGGTCCCGAGTTCAGCAAACCGGGAGAGACGCCCCGTAGGTAGGGACCGCGGCCACCCTGAACCCCCTCTGAAGCCCGGATCAGGCCGAATGCATTCGGCCTGACGCGCGGCCCGCGCGCGCGCGAAACCCGTGCGCGCCATGACCCAAGACCAGCACCTGTCGCGCATCAAGCACCTGCGCGCCGACCGCCGCCAGGCGCTGCACGCCCTGGCCGAGGCCTGCCACCGCATCAACGCGGCGGAGTTCGACACGCGCTTCGGCGCCGCGGACCAGGTGATCCTGTTCGACGGGGTCGGCGCCGCCTTCGTGCGCGCCCAGGCCGCGCACGACGCGCTGTTCGCCGCCACGGGCGAGGCCCGCGACGCCGGCGTGCCGGTGCGGATGCTGCTGCACGCCGACATCGCGGTGGTGCGGCCGTGACGCTGGTGGAGGCGCTGCTGCGCGCCCAGCCGATACTGATCCTGCTGCTGACCGCGTTCGCCACCGCCGCCGCGTTCATCCTGCGCGCGCACCTGGTGGGCCTGGTCTCCGGCAAGGCCGGCCAGGCGGAGGTGGACCAGATCGACGGCCGGGTCCACGCGCACGATGCCCGGCTGGCGACCATCGAGGCCGCGATCCGCCATCTGCCGACCGCCGACCAGATGCACGCCCTGGCGCTGCGGATGGAGGCGGCGGTGGGCGAGCTGCGCGCGCTGGCGATGCGGATCGACGGCGTGGGCGCGCAGGTCGGCGCGCTGACCCGCAAGATCGAGATGATCGACGAGCATCTGAAGCGCGCCGGGGCGTGAGCTACGTACAGCACCTGGCCGAGGACCGCCGCCTGTCCATCCTGCTGCTGCTGGACGCCGCGCCGGGATCGGCCAGCAACGAGGCGCTGCTGCAGGCCGCGCTGCCCGAGTTCGGCCACGACGCCCCGGCCGACGTGGTGCGCGCCGACCTGGCGTGGCTGGCCGAGGCCGGGCTGGTCACCACGCGGGACACGCGCGGCCTGACCATCGCCACCATCACCCAGCGGGGCACGGACGTGGCGGCGGGGCGCGCCCGCCACCCCGGCGTCAAGCGGCCCCGGCCGGCGGCCTGATGGGGCGCCGATCGACGGTGGCGAAGCTGGATCCCCGCATCCGCGAGGCGGTGGACGCCGCGATCCGCGAGGGCCGCAGCACGATCGACGAGCTGGTGGCGCTGATCGCCGCCCACGGCGGCGACGCCAGCCGCAGCGCGGTGGGCCGCTACGCGAAGGACGTGCAGGACAGCCTGCGGAGGTACCGCGAGGCGCAGGAGGTGGCGGGCCACTTCATGGCCGAGTTCCGCCGCGACAACGACGGCGACGTGGCGCGCCTGCTGACCGAGATGATCAAGACGCTGGCGTTCACCAGCCTGCGCGACGCCGAGAAGGCGGACCCGAAGGACCTCATGTTCCTGAGCAACGCGGTGAAGAACCTGGTCAGCGTGGATCGCCTGAAGCTGCAGATCGAGGCCACGGTGAAGGCCAGCGTGCGCGACGCGGTGGACAAGGCCGTCACCGCCGCCGCCGAACGCCGCGCGATCGACGCCGAGGCGCTGCGCCACATCCGCGAGACGGTCTACGGCATCGTCGGCCCCCCGCCGGCGGAAGGGGCGGCGGCGTGAAGGACATCACCGTCGACGTGCGCGTGGTGGACGGCCAGGTGGCGCTGGACGTGGAGATCCCTGACGACGTGGCAGGCGTGCGCGTGCTGATGACCACGACCGAGACGGACGGCCTGATCGCCGCCCTGACGGACGCCCGCAACCGCGCCCTGCTGGCCGCCCCGGCCCGGGGGCGGGCGTGAGGCGGTGGTGGCCCTGGTCGCGCCGCCCGCGCTTCGTGGCGCAGCCGCCGCCCCCGGCCGCGCCGCGCGCGCCGGTGGACGTGACGATCGGCACCGTCAACGTGCGCAATTTCGGCGGGCGCGTGGTGATCCTGGTCGATGCCGGCCCCCTCGCCACCCGGCTGGAGATGGCGCCCGCCACCGGTTGGCGCCTTGCCGCCGCCATTGAGGCCGCGGCGGATGCCGCCGATGCCTGACATCGTCGCGCTGCCGCGCAGCGCCGCCGCCACGGTGGACGAGACCGGCGTGGAGCTGCGGGTGCGCACGCCCCGCGGCGACGTGGTGATGCACTTCGACCCCGCCGGCGCCGATGCCCTGGCCGACGAACTCAGCGAGGCCGCGTGCGTGTTCCGCCTGCAGGCCCAGCGTCGCCGCCGTGGCTGGTGACACCGCCCCGGCGATCCTGCTGCCGGAGTACCAGCGCCGGTGGCTGGCGGATAAGTCGCGCTTCAAGATCGGGATGGTCAGCCGGCAGTCCGGCAAGACCTTCTGCACCACGCTGGAGATCGTCGACGACACCATCGAGGCGATGACCGAGCAGCGCGCCAGCCGCTGGGTGATCCTGTCCCGCGGCGAGCGCCAGGCCGCCGAGGCGATGGACGAAGGCATCAAGAAGCACCTGCAGGCCTACCGCGTCGGGTTCGAGGCGGCGGATTACGAATGGGTCGACGGCGAGACCCGCGTGAAAGCGCTGGAGGTCTCGCTGCCCCACGGCAGCCGCATCACCGCCCTGCCATCCAACCCGGACACCGCGCGCGGCTTCACCGCCAACGCCTTCCTGGACGAGTTCGCCTTCCACAAGCAGTCGCGGGAGATCTGGCGCGCGCTGTTCCCCGTGGTCAGCAAGCGCGGCCTGAAGCTGCGGGTCACCTCCACCCCGAACGGCAAGGGCAACAAGTTCTTCGAGCTGATCACCGGCCCCGGCATCGACCGCGTGCTGCCGCTGCCGCCGCACCTGGTGGGCACCGTCCGCTCGGTCCCAGTCGCGCGCTGGTCGCGCCACATCGTGGACATCCACCGCGCGGTCGCCGAGGGCCTCGATCGCGACATCGACGAGCTGCGCGAGGCGCTGGGCGACGAGGATGCCTGGGCGCAGGAGTACGAACTCAAGTTCCTGGACGAGGCGTCGGCCTGGCTGTCCTACGAGCTGATCGACGCCGTGGAGCATCCGCTGGCCGGCGAGCCCGACATCTACGCCGGCGGCCCGTGCTTCGTTGGCGTGGACATCGGCCGGCGGCAGGACCTGTTCGTGATCTGGGTCTGGGAACAGGTCGGCGACGTGCTGTGGTGCCGCGAGATCATCGAACTCAAGCGCGCCACCTTCGCCCGGCAGGACGAGGCGCTGGACGACGTGTTCCGCCGCTACCGCGTGCTGCGCTGCTGCATGGACCAGACCGGCATGGGCGAGAAGCCGGTGGAGGACGCGCAGCGCCGCCACGGCAGCCTGCGGGTGGAGGGCGTGCTGTTCACCATCCCGAACAAGCTGACCCTGGCCACGTCGGGCAGGGAGGCGTTCGAGGATCGGCGCGTGCGCATTCCCGCCGCCCGTCCCGCGCTGCGTGCCGACCTGCACCGGCTGAAGAAGGTGCCCAGCGAGACGGGCGCGCCCCGCTTCATGGCCGAACGGGACGAGGGCGGCCACGCCGACCGCACCTGGGCCGCGTTCCTGGGCATCCACGCCGCCGGCGGCGCGGTGGTGCCGATGGAACACCACGCGCTCGGCCAGCCGCGCGAGAGCACCAAGCTCGCCGATTACCTGGAGGGATGAACCGTGGCCCGTCTGCCCACCGACGCCCGGGTGGAAATCGCCACCGTCCGCACCGATCCGCACCGCAGCCTGTTCGGCGACCGGATCACGCCCGAGGACAGCACGCTCGCCACCCGCGGGCAGGGCAAGGGCCTGTGGCTGTACGACGAGCTGCTGCGCGACCCGGAGGTGTTCTCGGCGATCCAGAAGCGGAAGCTCGCCCTCGTCGGCCGCGAATGGACGGTTGACCCCGCCGACGACAGCGCCGCCGCCGTCGCCGCGGCCGACCTGGTCAAGGCGATCCTGACCGACCTGCCGGCCAATCGCCTCGTCTCCGACCTGCTGGACGCGGTGATGAAGGGCATCGCGATCGTCGAGCTGGTCTGGAAGCCCACCGATCGCGGTATCGTGCCGGTGGAGGCCAAGCCGCGCGACCCGCGCCGCTTCGCGTTCCGGTCGATCGAAGCGGGCGGCTACGAGCTGCGGCTGCTGACGCGCACCAACATGATCGACGGCATCCCCGTGCCGCCGATGAAGTTCATCGCGCACCGCAGCGGCGGCCGCTACGACAACCCCTGGGGCCTGGGCCTGGGGCACCAGCTGTTCTGGCCGGCCTGGTTCAAGCGCCAGGGCGTGGGCTTCTGGCTGAGCGCGGTCGAGAAGTTCGCCATGCCCACGGCCGTGGGCAAGTACCCACCCGGCACAGCGGAACCCGAGGTGAAGAAGCTGCTGGCCGCGCTGCAGGCGCTGGCCACGGACGCCGGCGTCGCGATCCCCGAAGGCATGGCGATCGAGCTGGTGGAGGCGAAGCGCGCCGGCGCGTTCGACACGTACCACCAGCTGGCGACCTACATGGACGAGCAGATCGCCAAGATCGTCCTGGGCGAGACGCTCACCAGCACCGGCGGCGAGAGCGGCAGCCGCGCGCTGGGCACGGTGCACAACGAGGTGCGGCTGGAAGTCAGCCGCGCCGACGCCGACCTGCTGAGCGACACGCTCAACACCACGATCGTGCCGTGGATCTGCGCGCTGAACGCCCCCGGCGCACCCCTGCCGAAGCTGTGGTGGGATTTCTCCGAACCCGAGGACCTAAACGCCCGGGCGGAGCGCGACGTGAAGGTGAAGTCCCTCGGGTTCGCGCCGACCGAGGAGTACATCCGCGAAACCTACGGCGAGGGGTGGGAGAAGGCGGAACCCGTTGTCCCGCCGCCCGTGCCCGGCCAGCGCCCCGGCAACGACAACGCCGGGACCCCATCGCGCGAGCGCGATGGGAACCCGGCACGGGCCGCGCTGGCGGCGGCGTTCGCGGAACTCGGCCAGCCGGCCCGCACCCGCAGCACCATGCCCAAGGCCGACGCCGGCGATGCCGCGGACGTGCTGGCCGCGCAGCTGGAGACCCTGGCCGAGCAGGCGCAGGACGCGATCGTCGAGCGGCTGCGCGCGATCGTGGACGAGAGCGCGGATCTGTCCGACCTGGCCCGCCGGCTGACCGAGGCGTTCCCAAGCCTGCCCACCGACCAGCTGGCGCAGCTGCTGGGCGACGCGATGAGCCTGGCCGCGCTGCAGGGCCGCGTCGACGCCGCCGGTGTCTGACACGGCCGCCCAGCCCGGCCCGCCCTTCGCCGAGGCGATCGCCGCGCTGCGGCGCAAGGCGGATCTGCCGACCGCGCGGTGGACCGATCTGTGGCAGGACCAGCACGCGGTGGCGTTCACCGTCGCCGGCGCGACCAGCGCCAACCTGCTGGCGGAGCTGCGCGCCGCGGTGGACGAGGGCCTGGCCAATGGCGGCACCCTCGCCGAGTTCCGCCAGCGGTTCGACGACATCGTCGCCCGCCACGGCTGGCAGTACCGCGGCAAGCGCGGCTGGCGCACCCGCGTGATCTTCGAGACGAACCTGCGCACGTCCTACGCCGCCGGCCGCTGGCAGCAGATCCAGGAAAGCAAGGCCGCCCGCCCCTGGCTGATGTACGAGGCGGTGCTGGACCGCCGCACCCGCCCGCTGCACCGGCTGTGGGACGGCACCGTGCTGCCGGTGGGCGATCCGTGGTGGCGCACCCACTACCCGCCCAACGGCTGGGGCTGCCGGTGCAGCGTGATCAGCCTGAGCGAGCGCGAGGCGCAGCGCCGCGGCCTGCGCCCCACCGGCCCGCCGGTGGTGCGCCTGATCCCGCGCCAGGTGCCCGGCCGCGGCGTGGTGGAGGTGCCGGAGGGCATCGACCCCGGCTGGGGCTACAACCCGGGGATGGCGGCCGCCGACGCGGCCGGCGCGCCCTCGGCCGCACAGCGCGAGACGCTGCAGCTGACCGAGGCGGCCCGCAGGGCGGCGGAAGCGGTGGCCGCGATGCCGGCGGACCTGGGCGCGGCGGTGGCAGCGGCCATCGGCAGCGTGGTGCGCGACGCGCTGGCCGCCGGCTTCCGCGCCTGGGTGGCCGAGCGCGCGCAGCCCGGCCGCACGGACGGCACGATGCACGCGCTGGGCGGCCTTGCGCCCGAGGTGATCGCCGCGCTGGCGGCACGCGACATGGCGCCGGCCAGCGCTGCGGTCGCCATCAACGCCGCGCAGCTGCGGCACGTGCTGCGCGACGTGAAGCAGCAGGCCGGCACCGGCCTGGCGCTGGCGGACGTGATGCGGCTGCCGGAGATCGTCGCCGCGCCCGACGCGGTGCTGCTGGAGCGGGAGACCGGCGTGGTGCTGCTGGTGTTCCGGCCGGCCGACCCGGCCGAGCAGCGACGCGGCAAGCTGGTGGTGCGGCTGGACTTCGTGCGCCGCGTGCGCGACGCGGAGGGGCGGCGCCGCCCGGTGGTGTACAACGCGCTGACCAGCGGCGGCCTGGTGCCCGAGGCGGCGCTGCGGGACGGGAACAAGTACGAGCTGCTGACCGGCAGCCTGTAGCCGGGGGGGCGCGCCACACCCCTCGGGGTTTCGCGGCTGCCAGGGCCGGACAACCCAGCCGGCACAGCGTCTCGCGGGCCCGGCTACCGGCCCTTCATACCCCTTGCCGCCCCCGATGGCCAGAAAAGCCGTTTTCCGGGCCGTACAGGCCGGTGGGGCGTTTTGCGCCCCCACCATGCCCGGACGCCGCCAGACAGCTATCAAACGGGTCTACGGCGGGCTGCCAGAGGGCATCTGAGGGGGCGGGGGGCCGGCGGCGGGCGAACCGGGATGACGGGGCCCCCACGCGGCCTGCCGCGTGGGGATACCTGCCGAACGCATTCGGCCTGATCCGGCCCCGCCGGCGCCGCCATGGTGCCCCTCCATGGCGACCCCGTCCACCACCATCGAGATCTTCCGCGCCGGCACCCACACCGCCGCCAGCGGCAAGCAGCTGACGTTCTCGGCCGAGGACGTGGCCGCGATCGCCGCCGGCTACGACCCCGCGAAGCACGAGGCGCCGATCGTGGTGGGCCACCCCGCCACCGACGCGCCGGCGTGGGGCTGGATCGGCGGGCTGGCGATGGCCGGCGACACGCTGGTGGCGACGCCGCGCCAGGTGGCGCCGGAGTTCGCCGAGCTGGTGAAGGCAGGCCGCTTCCGGAAGGTCAGCGCCTCGTTCTACGCGCCGGACGCGCCGAACAACCCGACGCCGGGCCAGTGGCACCTGCGCCACGTGGGCTTCCTGGGCGCGCAGCCGCCGGCGGTGAAGGGGCTGCGGCCGGTGCAGTTCGCCGCCGACGAGGCGGGCGTGGAGAGCTTCGCCGACGGCTGGGCGCTGGGCAGCATCGCCCGCCTGTTCCGCGGCCTGCGGGAGTGGATCATCGGCGCGCAGGGCCAGGATCAGGCCGATGCCGTGCTGCCCGGATACATGATCGACAGCCTGGCCGACGAGGCCACGCGCAACCAGGCGCCGGCCGGCCTGCCCGCGTTCACCGACCCCCCCAAACCCGAACCGAAGGAGCCGCCGAAGGTGGACCCCGAGAAGCTGGCCGCCGAGCAGGCGGCCCTGGAGACCCGCGCCACCGAGCTGGCGGCGCGCGAGGCCGCGTTCGCCGAGCAGGTGCGCGCCACCCGCCGCGCGGCCGACGCCGCGTTCGCCGAGGCCCTGGTGAAGCAGGGCCGCCTGCCCAAGGCGCTGCAGAAGCTGGCGACCGACGTGCTGGCCCAGGCCGACGACGCGACCACGGCCGACTTCGCCGACGACAAGGCCGTCACCCACCACGCCGCGCTGCAGAAGCTGCTGTCCGCCCTGCCGGTGCCGGTGGCCTTCGGCGAGTTCGCGCCGGCGGGCGAGCGCGGCGAGCCGGGCGCCACCGACCTGGGCGCGCGGGCCGACGCGATCTTCGCGGAGGCGCGCTCGAAGGGCCTGACCATCACCCACCGCGAGGCCGTGCGCCGCGCCGAGAAGGAGCTGGCGGCATGACGCCCGAACTGATCAAGAGCTACGTCGCCGGCGGCACCGTCGGCGAGCGCCGGGTGGTGGTGTTCCACACCACCGCCGGCCAGGTGGTGCAGGCCGCCGCCGCCACCGGCCTGCTGCTGGGCGTGTGCTACCAGCCCGGCGGCGCCACCGTCGGCCAGCGCTGCGACGTGGTGCTGCAGGGCATCGCGGACGTGGTCGCCGGCGGCACCATCGCCGCCGGCGCGAAGCTGACGTCCGACGCGAACGGCGCCGTGGTGGCGGCCGCGCCGGCCGCCGGCGCCAACAACCAGATCATCGGCATCGCGCTGACCGCGGCGGCGGCGGGGGACATCATTCCCGTGCTGCTGGCGCAGAGCGTGCTGCAGGGCTGAGGAGACCCACCCATGGCCAACGCGCCGTTCCCCATCCAGCCCGCGCTGACCGCGATCGCCACGCGGTTCCGCAACGAGGCGATGATCGCCGACATGGTGCTGCCGCGGGTTCCCGTGGCCGCGCAGGAGTTCAAGTACTTCGCCCACACGATGGCCGAGGACTTCACGCTGCCGGACACGCGGGTGGGCCGCCGGTCCCGCCCCAACGAGGTGGAGTTCACCGCCACCGAGCTGACCAGCGCGACCGAGGACTTCGCGCTGGACGATCCGATCCCCATGGCGGACCTGATGAACGCGCCCGCGAACATGGACCCGGAGGGCCGGTCCGTGGAGGGCATCGCCAACCTGCTGGCGCTGGACCGCGAGGTGCGCGCCGCGAACCTGGTGTTCAACACCAACAGCTACGCGACCGGGAACAAGGCCACCCTGTCGGGCACCAGCCAGTGGAGCGACTTCACCAACTCCAACCCGATCGACGCGATGCTGATCGCGATGGACGCGATGGTGATGCGCCCGAACATCGCCGTGTTCGGCCGGGCGGTGTGGACCAAGCTGTCGCAGCACCCGCGCATCTGCAAGGCGGTGTTCGGCAACAACACCGACGCCGGCATCGTCACGCGCCAGCAGCTGGCCGCGCTGCTGGAGCTGTCCGAGGTGATCGTGGGCGAGGGCTGGGTGAACACCGCCAAGCGCGGACAGACGCCCACCATGACGCGGGTGTGGGGCAAGCTGGGCGCGCTGCTGCACCGCGACGGCCAGGCCGACACGCGCGGCAACCGCACCACCTTCGGCTTCACGGCGCAGTTCGGCGACCGGGTCGCGGGAAGCATCGAGGACCGCGACATCGGCATGCGCGGCGGCCGCCGCGTGCGGGTAGGCGAGAGCGTGCGTGAGCTGATCACGAACAACACGCTGGGCTACCTGTTCATCGACGCGGTGGCGTGATGGCGCAGGTCATCATCCGCGCCAACTGGCGCATCCTGCACGACGGGCAGGAGTTCCCGGCCGGGGCCGAGGCGGTGGTGGACGAGGCCGTCGCCGCGAAGCTGGGCGCCGCGTGCGCCGTGCTGGGGCCGGCGCCGGAGGATCCTCCGCCGCAGGACCCGCCGGCCGACGACACGAAGCCCGCGCGGAAGGCGAAGGGCTGATGGGATACCAGCGTGGGCGAGGCGCAGCGGGCGAAAGCCCGTCCGCGAAAGGCCACGCAGCCGGGGAGCGACGCGCCCCGGTCCGGCCGCCGCTGAACCTCGTGCAGCGGCGGAACCACCGGCTTTCCAGCCTCGCGCCTGCGCGAGGCTGAGATGGGTTACGCCACCCAACAGGACCTGGTCGACCGCTTCGGCGCGGAGGAGCTGGTGCAGCTGACCGACCGCGCCCAGGCCGGCACCATCGACGCGACAGTGGTGGGCAAGGCGCTGGCCGACGCGGACGCGCTGATGGATGGCTACCTGGCCACCCGCTACGCCGTGCCGGTCACGCCCACCACCGCGCTGCTGACCCGCCTCGCGGCCGACGTCGCCCGGTTCCTGCTGCACGGCAAGTCCGCCACCGAGACCGTGCGCCAGGCGCACGAGGATGCGCTGCGGTTCCTGCGCGAGATCGCCAGCGGCAAGGCCAGCCTGATCGGCGCCGCGCCGCCGCCGGCTTCGCAGGCCACCGGCGGGCCGGTGCTGGTCGCTGCGCCCGACCGCGTGTTCGGCCGCACCGCCATCGGCGACTTCTTCGGCTGACGCGGGCATGAGCACCGGCATCCGCATCGACGTGACGGACGCGCCGGTGCGCAGCGCGCTGGCCCGCGCGGCGGCCGCGCTGCGCGACCCGGCCGCAATGCTGGACGCGATCGGCAAGATGCTGATTTCCAGGACACAGTTCCGCTTTCGCGACCAGCGCGGCCCAAACGGCCAGCCTTGGAAGCCCAGCCTCCGCGCGCGGCTGGAAGGCGGGCAGACGCTGGTCGATGGAGGCGACCTGCGGCGGTCCATCACCCGGCAGGTCACCGGCAACACGCTGCTGGTGGGCACCAACGTCAAGTACGCCGCCATCCACCAGTTCGGCGGCGTCATCCGCGCCAAGACGCCGCGCGGCCTGGTGTTCCGCCTGGGCGCCCGCGGCGTGCGCGGCGCGCCCACCACCGGCCTGTTCCGCCGCAAGCAGTCGGTCACCATGCCCGCCCGCCCGTTCCTGGGCATCGACGCCGGCGACCGCGCGGAGATCCAGCGCATCGCCACCGACCATCTGCGCCGGGCGACCCAGGAATGATCGCCGCGTTCGTAAGCCGCCTCCGCTCCGCCGCCATGCCGCCCCTGCGGCTGGTGGAGGGCGCGGCCGCGTACAGCCGCCTGTCGGCGCCGCCGCCGCTGGCCAAGCAGCCCGCGGCCTACGTGGTGCCGGTGGGCGACCAGGCCGGGCCCAACCAGCTGGCCAACGCGGTGCGCCAGCCCATCACCCGGTCGATCGGCGTGATCATCTTCGCGACCGACCTGGGCGATGCGCGCGGCGCCGGCGCGGCCGAGGATCTTGAGCTGGCGCTGTCCGCCACCCGCGCCGCGCTGCTGGGCTGGGCGGTCGCGCCCATCGAGCCCGTCACGCTGGGCGCCGCCGGCATCACGTTCGGCGGCGCGCCTGTGCAGTGGCCGGGCGGCGAGCGGCAGACGGAGCCGCTGCTGCTGAGCCAGGGCGCGCTGATCGACATCATCGAGGGCGCCCTGGTGTGGCAGGACACGTGGTCCGTCACCGGCACTCTCAGGCAGCTGTGAGGAGCCCCTGATGGCCCGTTTCAACAAGGTCGTGGCGCTGGCCAAGATCGAGACCACGTACGGCGTGGACAGCGTCCCCACCGGCGCCGCCAACGCCCTGCTGCTGCAGGACGTGGAGGCGGTGCCGATGGAGGCGGAGCGCATCGAGCGCCCGCTGATCCGCCCGTATTTCGGCGCCCGCCCCCAGGTGCTGGGCGGCAAGCGCTTCCGCCTTCAGGCGGGCGTGGATTTCGCCGGCAGCGGCACGGCCGGCACCGCCCCGGCCTACGGCCCGCTGCTGCGCGCCTGCGGCATGGCGGAGGCGATCAACGCCGGCACCAACGTGACGTACACGCCCATCAGCGACGCCGAGCCCAGCCTGTCCATCCACTTCAACCTGGACGGCACGCGCCACGTGGCCTTGGGCGCGCGCGGCACCTTCGGGCTGGAGCTGGCGAGCCGGCGCTTCCCGGTGCTGCGGTTCGACTTCATGGGCTTCTACGCCGCGCCCACCGCGGTGGCGCTGCCGGCCACCACGCTGACCGCGTGGCAGGACCCGTCCCCGGTCGGGTTCGTGGACACGCCCGTCGCCACGCTGGATGGCTTCGCCTGCACGATGGAGAGCTTCAGCCTCACCTTCGGCGCGCAGGTCGCCTACCGCGACCTGGTGGGCGCGCGCACGGTGATGATCACCGACCGGCAGCCCAGCGCGACCATCGAGATCGAGGCGCCGGCGCTGGGGTCGAAGGACTTCTTCGCGCTGGCCAACGCGCAGACGCCGGTGGCGCTGAACATCGAACACGGGCTGACCGCGGGCCGGAAGGGACGGGTAGAGCTGCCGCGCGCGCAGATCCTCAACCCGTCCTACGTCAACAACCAGGGCATCGTGCACCTGCGCATGGACCTGGTCCCCCTGCCCAACGCGGGCAACGACGAGATCAGGATCATCGTGCTGTGACATTCATCCTGGCGAAGGAGCCGCGCTGGACGTGGCCGGTGAAGGTGCGCGTGCCGGTGGACGGCGGCCGCCACGAGGAACAGGTGTTCGAGGCGACGTTCCGTTTGATCGACGACGCGAACCGCGAGGCGTTGTTCGCCGACCGCGACGCGGTGGCCGGATCGCGCGCGTTCCTTGAGGCCGCGATCGTCGGCTGGTCCGGCGTGACGGACGAGAAGGGCACGCCGATCCCGTTCGCCCCCAGCACGCTGGCGCAGCTGGTGCGCATCCCCTTCGTGCTGGCGGCGCTCAGCGAAGCCTACGCCGAGGGCATCGCCGGGGCCGCCCGGAGAAACTGACGGGCGCGGCCGAGCGCTGGGCCCGGCCCGGGCGCGCCCACACGGACGGACTGGGCCTGCCGGACCACGTCGCCGCCGCCTTCGCGGCCGCCGACGCACCGACCGAGGTGTGGCCTGAGAACTGGAGCGCGATCGAGGTGCTGAGCGCGATGGGCACGCAGTGGCGACGGGGCGGCATGGCCGCCGTGCCGCTGGGCCTGGACTACGCCGCCCTGCCCGCGGTGTGCGCCGCCCTGGGCCACACGCTGGACGCGGCCCTGTTCCACCGCGTGCGCACCGCCGAGGCGGCCGCGCTGGGCGTGATGCTGGCGGAGCGGCGCTGATGGCACAGGACCTGACCGTCGCGCTGCGGATCACGGCCGACGGCCGGGTGGCCACGGCCGAGATCCAGCGCACGGGCCAGGCCATCCAGGCCCTGGTGCCTCAGGCCCAACAGGTTGCGCGCGAGACGACGGCCGCGGCCGAACAGTCCGGCCGCGCATTCCTCGGCCTGCGCACCAACGCCGAGGGTGCGGCCAGCGCCTTCGCCGGCCTGTCCACGCGCGTTGCGGCCCTGGGCCCCGCGCTGCTGGCGCTGGGCGCCGGCGCCGGTGCGGTGGCCGGCATCCGCGCCATCGCCCGCGCGGGCGACGAGGCGACGCAATCGGTCGCGCGGCTGCGCGCGGCGTTCGGCGGAACCGCCGACAGCAACGCCATCTTCGCCCGCATCCAGGCCGACGCGCAGCGCACCGGCGTCGCCATCAACGAGAGCGTTGCCGCCACCACGCGCTTCGCGGTCGCGGCGCGCGAGCTGGGGGCCACCAGCGCCGATGTCTCGCGCCTGGTGGAGGGCATCCAGCGCTTCGGCATCGTGTCCGGCACCAGCGCGGCCGAGGCCTCGGCCGCCGTGCAGCAGCTGGGCCAGGCGCTGGCCAGCGGCACCTTCCAGGGCGACGAGCTGCGCAGCGTGCTGGAGAACATGCCGAACCTGGCCGTGGCGCTGGCGCGCGAGCTGGGCGTGAGCGTGGGCCAGCTGCGCGACATGGGCGCGCAGGGGCAGCTGACTGCCGACCGCGTGTTCCCGGCCCTGCTGCGCGCCAGCCAGGGCATCAACGAGGACTTCGAGCGGATGCCGCAGAGCATCAGCCGCGCCTACGCCCAGCTCGCGGCCTCGATGGACACGTTCCTGGCCAAGCTGGACAGCGCGCTGGGCATCAGCCGCAACATCGTGCTGGCGCTGAATGGGGCGCGCATCGTGGTGGACGCGGTCAGCCGGGGCGGCACCGCCGCGGCCGCGGCCGCGGGCACGGCGGCGACGCTGGCCGCGAATGATCGCGCGGACCAGGACGCGCTGCGCATCCGCCGCCCGGGCGAGCCCGTGGGCCCCGCCGGCCTGGCGGCCGACCGCGCTGCCGCGGCAGCGGCGGCCGAGCGGGCGGTGCGCGACGCCACCATCGCCGCCAGCCGGTCGCGGTTCGAGGAGGCGCAGGAGGACCGCGAGGTGGCGGAGAGCGAGCGCGCCGCGGCCCGCGCCGCCGCCGCCGCGGGGTCACGCGCGCGCGCCACCACGGCCCTGGCGCCGGTGGTCAGCGACCTGGACCCGGTCGCCCGCATCCGGCGCGACGCGGCCGAGCGGCGGCGCGCCATCGAGGCGGCCTACGCCGCCGGCGCCATCGACCCGCGCACCACCTTCGACCGTCAGGGACGCCGCCTGCCCGGCACGCGGCTGACCGAGGCCGGCGCGCGCGAGCTGCAGGCCGAGGTGGACCGCGAGGAGCGCGAGGCGATCCGCCGCGAGCGCGCCGGCGGCGGCGGTGGCGGTGGCGGTGACCGGCTGACCCCGCGCGAGCGCGACGGCCGCGAGATCGAACGCCGCTCCCGCGAGGAGGCGGCGCTGACGCGCGACCGCGACAAGGCGCGCCAGTCCTACGATCAGCTGCGGGCCAGCATGGACCCCGTGGCGCGGGCGCAGGTGGAGCTGGAACGCGGCCAGCGCACGCTGCGCGACGCGTTCGAGGAAGGCGTTATCGGCCAGCAGGAGATGGAGGCGCAGCTGGGCCGGCTGCAGGACCGCTTCCGCGACAACAGCGCCGCCGCCCTGCGCACTTCCGACGCGATCGGGCAGGAGTTCACGGCCGCGGCGAAGGACGCGGCGAAGGCGCTGACGGACATGCTGCTGGGGCTGACCAGTTTCCAGGACGGGCTGGGGAAGCTGCTGAACACGCTTGCCAGCGGCATCATGCAGCGCCTGATCCAGGATCAGATCACCATCCCTATCGCGGACGCCCTGGCGCAGCTGGCCCGCGCCGGGCTGGGCAGCCTGGGGTTGGGTGGAAGCGCGCCGATCGCCGCCAACAGCAACGTCGCCGGCGGCAACTTCGCCCTGGGCGGGCTGTACCACACCGGCGGCATCGTGGGCGCCGGCGGGGTCAGCCGGCTGGTGGACGCGCGCCTGTTCGCCTCCGCGCCGCGCTACCACTCCGGCGGCCTGGCCGGGGACGAGGTGCCCGCAATCCTCAAGCGCGGCGAGGGCGTGTTCACGCCGGAGCAGATGGCCGCCATGGGCGGCGGCGGCACCACGGTGCAGATCATCGATCAGCGCAGCGGCGGCCAGCCCGCCAGCGTGGAACAGTCGCAGGGGCCGAACGGCGAGCGCCTGCTGCGCGTGCTGATCCGCGACGAGACCAACCGCGCCCTGGCCGACGGCGGGATGGACAAGGTCATGGAAGGCGCGTTCGGCGTGCGCCGGCGGGGTCGATAGCCGATGCCCGCCACCTGGCCCGCCGGCCTGCCGCAGCACTTCGACGGCACGTCCTTCACCGAGGCGCGGCAGCAGGGCGCGCTGCGCAGCGCGATGGACGCCGGCCCCGCCAAGCTGCGCCGGCGCTTCACCGCCGTGCCCGTCAACATCGACGGCACGATGCTGGTGGACGCCACGCAGGCCGCGCTGCTGGAAACCTTCCACCGCGCGACGCTGGCCGAGGGCACGCTGGCGTTCGAGTGGATCCACCCGCGCACCGGCGGCGCCGTGACCATGCGGTTCCGCGAGCCGCCCGCGCTCGCCTTCGTCTCCGGCCCTTATTGGCGCGCGTCGCTGCGGCTTGAGGTGATCCCATGAGCCGCACGCTCACCCTCGCCACGCGCCAGGCGGTCAACGCCGCCGAGACCGAGGAGGTGTTCCTGGTGCTGCTGACCATCACGGTCGCCGGCAGCGCCCAGCCCATCCGCGTCGTCAACGACCACGCGAACCTGGTGTCCCGCGGGCAGACCTTCGCCGGCTTCCCGTTCGAGATCGAGCTGCCGGGCGAGACCGAGGACAGCGTGCCCACCGTTCGGCTGCGGATCGACGCCGTCGACCGCAGCGTGATCGCCGCGATCCGCGCCGCCAGCGGCGACGTGGACGCCAGCATCGAGGTGGTGCGCGCAGCAGCCCCCGACACGGTGGAGGCCGGCCCGTTCCGCCTGCGCCTGACGCGCTGCGACTACGACGCGCTGGTGATCGAGGGCGAGCTGGCCAGCGAGGACGTGCTGAACGAGCCGTTCCCCGCCGGCCAGTACATCCCGGCCGACTATCCGGGGCTGTTCTGATGGTCCCCGCACCCGCCTGGGCCGCGGACTTCATCGGCCTGCCGTTTGCCCCCGCTGGCCGCACGCGCGCGGGCTGCGACTGCTGGGGCCTGGTCATGCTGGTCTACGCGGCGCGCGCCGGTTTCGCGCTGCCCGGCCACACCGACATCGCGTGGGCCTCCGCCCGCGACAGCGCGGCCGTCGGCGAGGGGATCACGCGCGTCGCCGCCGACTGGATCCCCGCTTGGGCGCACGAGCTGCGCGCGCTGGACGTGCTGGTGATGCGCGTCATGGGCCACCCGATCCACGTGGGCGTCATGGTGGACGCCAGCGCCTTCCTTCATGCCTACGAAGGGACGGACAGCATCCTGGAGCGGGTCGACAGCCCCGCCTGGCACCGCCGCATCGTCGGCGCGTACCGCCATCCGAGGCTGGCGTGACCGAGGTCGGCCTGATCGTCGCGCCGCGGCCGTTCTCGGCCCAGCGCCACGTGGTCACCGCGCCCGCCGGCGGCACGATCGCCGAGCTGGTGGCGCACGCGCCGATCGACCCCGCGCTGCGCGCGCTGTGCCAGGTGTGGCTGGTGGATCCCGTGCGCGGCGACGAGGCCTTGGTGCTGCGCGCGAACTGGCACCGGGTGCGGCCGAAGCCCGGCATGCAGCTGCTGCTGCGCGTGGTGCCGCAGCGAGGCCGCGGCGGCGGCGGCAAGAACGTGCTGCGCACCGTGCTGGCGATCGCGGTGGTGGTGGCGGCCACCGCGCTGGGCGGGCCGCTGGCTGGCGCGCTGGGCTTCACCGCGGGCACCACCGCGTTCGCGATCGCCTCGGCCACCATCAGCCTGGGCATCACGGTCGCCGGCAACCTGCTGCTGAACGCGCTGGTGCCGGTGGGCAAGCCGAAGATCTCCGCGCTGTCCTCCCCCGCCGGCGCCGCGGCCGATGCGCCGTCCTCGCCCACGCTGTCCATCACCGGCAGCCAGAACCGCGCGAACCCCTACGGCGCCGTGCCGCGGGTGTACGGCCGCCACCGCGTGTTCCCCACCCTGGCCGCCCCGCCGGTCAGCGAGCTGGTGGGTGACGAGCAGTACCTGCGCCTGCTGTTCGATTTCGGCTACGGCCCGCTGGCACTCAGCGACTACCGCATCGGCACCACGCCGCTGGGCGAGTTCGAGGGCGTGCAGATCGAGGGCCAGCCCGGCTGGCCCACCGACCCGCCGATCGGCCTGTACCCCAGCCAGGTCGCGCAGGACGAGCTGGCGATGCGCCTGCTGCTGAACGCGCCGCAGGTGCTGGAGACGCGGGACGCGACCGACGAAATCACGCTGGACATCACCTGGCCGAACGGCCTGGCCAGCTACGACGCGCAGGGGCGGCGGCAGGATCAGCAGTCCAGCGTGTCGGTGGATTTCGCCCCGGCCGGCACGGAGTTCTGGGTGCCCGGGCCGCGCATCGACGTGATCGCCGCGACCGAGGCCGCGCTGCGCCGCGGCATCCGCATCGTGCCCGGCGGGCGCGGGCGGTGGCGGGTGCGCGTGACCGTGGTGTACGAGGGCGGGCCGCCGCAATCGGCCGTGCGGAAGGACGTGTTCCTGACCGCGCTGCGCTCCATCCGGTGGGAGGCGCCGGTGCGCGCCGCCGGCCGCTGCCTGGTGGCGCTGCGCATCAAGGCCACCGACCAGCTCAACGGCACGGTGGACGAGTTCAACGCCATCGCGCAGGCGGTGCTGCCGGTCTGGACCGGCACCGGCTTCGGCTTCGCGCAGACGCGCAACCCCGCCTGGGCGTACCTGGACGTGCTGCGCGGCAGCGCCAACGCCCGCCCGATCGCCGACGATCGGATCGACCTGCCGGCCTTCGCGGCCTGGGCGGCGGAGTGCGACCAGATCATGCCCGACGGGCAGCCGCGCCGCGCCTTCGACGGCGTGATCGACTTCCGCTCCACCGTGTTCCAGGTGCTGCAGGACATCGCAGCCGCCGGCCGCGCGACGCCGGCGATGCGCGACGGCAAGTTCAGCATCGTGCGGGACGTCCCGCAGAGCGTGCCGATCCAGCACTTCACGCCGCGGAACAGCCGCGGGTTCAAGGGCACCAAGGCGTTCCCCCGCCGGGTGGACGCGCTGCGCGTGCGCTACATCGAACCTGCGCGCGACTGGAGCCAGCAGGAGGTGGTGGTCTACGCCGACGGTCAGAACGCGGCCACGGCGCGCACCATCGAGCCCCTGGAGATGTTCGGCGTCACGCACGCCGCGCAGGCCTGGCGCGAGGGGCGCTACCACCTGGCCGTCGCCCGGCTGCGGCCGGAAACCTACTCCATCGAGACCGACATCGAGCACCTGGTGTGCACCCGCGGCGACCTGGTGCGCGTGTCGCACGACGTGGCGCTGTGGGGCGGCGGCGCGGCCCGCGTGCGCGACGGGGAGGCGGCCGAGGCCGTCACGTTCGGCGGCGCGCCGGTGACGTTCGGCGGCGGCGCGGTGGAGTATTCCTCGGCCGCCGCTGCCGGGCTGGTGCGGCTGGATGACCTGGTGGTGCTGCGCGGCGGCCGGCCGAACGTGCTGCGCTGGCGCGCGGCCGACGGCACGTCGCGCATCCACGGCATCGTCGACGTGGCGGCCGACACGGAAACCGACGAGGTGCAGCTGGCCTCGCCGCTGCCCGGCGTGCTGCCGCAGCCCGGCGAGCTGGCGATGGTGGGCGAGGCCGGCCGCGAGACGGTGGAGCTGCTGGTCAAGTCCATCACGCCTGGCCCCGACCTGTCGGCGACGCTGGTGCTGGTGGACGCGGCGCCCGCGGTGCACCAGGCGGAGAGCGGCGTGATCCCGCCCTTCGATCCGCAGCTTTCGATCCCGCCCACCCTGCTGCCCACGGTGCCCCGCGCGCCGGTGATCGAGAGTGTGGACACCGGCACCGCCGGCCTGCTGCGCGGACAGGACGGCACCGTGCTGGCGCGCGCGGCGGTGACCCTGCGGCCGGCGGATGCCGAGACGCTGGCGATCGGCGGCTGGCAGCTGCGCAGCCGCGTGGCCGGCAGCGGTGCGCCGTGGAGCCAGGTGTCCGCCCCCGGCGGCGGCCGCACCGTGCTGTTCAGCGCGCCGCTGGAGGAGGGGACGGATGCCGAGCTGCAGGCCCGCGCGCTGACCGCCGACGGCCGCGCCAGCGCGTGGAGTGCGCCCACGATCGTGCCGGTGGTGGGGAAGACCGCGCCGCCGGCGGACGTGACCAACTTCCGCATCAGCGGCCGGGTGCTGGACTGGGACCCGGTGCCGGACGCCGACCTGGCCGGCTACGCCATCCGCTGGGCCCCGGGCCGCGCCTTCGGGTGGGAGGCGGCGACGCCGGCGCATGGCGGCCTGCTGACCAGCAGCCCCTTCACCCTGGACGAGCGGCCGGCCAACACCACGACCCTGCTGATCAAGGCGGTGGACAGCGGCGGTCGGGAGAGCGCGACGCCGGCCGCGATCGTGACCGACCTGGGCGACCCGCGCATCGAGAACGCGGCGGCGCTGATCGACTTCCGGGCGCTGTCCTGGGCGGGCTCGGAAACGGGGTTCACGCCCGTTTCAGGGGACCTTCTGGCGGACGAGGCGCCGGGCGGGCCGATGTGGGGTGACGCCGCCCTGCTGCTGTACCCGGACGAGCCGTCGCCGATGTTCCCGGGCGTCGCCTACGTCGCGGCCGAGTACATCGCTGAGGTGGACTTCGCCGACCTGCCGGCCACCAGCCGCGTGGTGCTGCGCCGGCAGATCGAGGGCGAGCCGGTGGCGATCGACTATCGCGCCAACCCGCTGATGTTCCCCTCCGGCGGCGCGCCGATGTTCCCCAGCGACCCCGCGCCGATGTTCGCGCAGGCGCCCACGGACTGGCTGCCCTGGCCGGGCGAGCTGCGCGGCGTGGGGCAGTTCGACCTGCGGGTGCGCGTGGGCGCCGGCGAGCAGCGCGGCCGCATCGTGCAGCTGGCGGCCGCGGTGGATGCGCCCGCGATCATCGAGCCGCGCGAGGACGTGGCGATCGCCGCGACCGACACGCGCGTGCCGCCGCTGGCCGATTTCCGGTTCATCAGCGCCGTCACCGCGTCGCTGCAGGGCGGCACCACCGCCCGGCGGATCGAGGTGGTGAACCGCGACCCCGACCTCGGCCCGCTGATCCGCGCCTTCGACGCCGCGGGCACGCGCGTGGCCACCACGCTCGACCTCGTCCTCCACGGCTACTGACAGCAGGGGATCGCCGCCATGGCCGACCTTCCGACCAATACCGAGCTGACCGGCGTGACCGTCACGCAGGGGCAGTTCCGCACCAAGCTGGCCCAGCTGCAGGACTTCCTGCGCGACGCGTTCGGGGCCACGGGCACGGTGGCGAGCATGCGCACGGCGTTCGGCCTGGGTGCGCTGGCGCTGCGGGCCAAGGTGCAGACGGGGGACTGCAACCCCGGCGCCATCGGCACGGCGGACATCGCCGACGGCGCGGTGACCCGCGACAAGCTCCCCGCCGGTTTCGGGCTGACACCCGTGGGCGCCCAGATGGCGTTTCCGCACTCCACCCCGGACCCCGGCTGGCTGCCGTGCGACGGGCGCCTGTTGAACCGCGTCACCTACGCTGCGCTTTTTGCCAAGATCGGAACCATCCACGGCGCTGGGAATGGTACAACGACGTTCGCCATCCCGGACAAGCGGGGCCGCGGATCGATTGGTCGCGACAACATGGGCGGCGTCGCGGCGGGTCGCGTGACTGTGGGCATCTCCGGCATCAGCGGCGATGTGATCGGCGCGACGGGCGGCGATCAGCGGATGCCGTCGCACAACCACCCGGTCAACGATCCGGGCCATCATCACCCGGTCAGCGACCCTGGACACGCACACCCCGTCAATGACCCCGGTCACAGCCACACAGTCAACTTGATCGTCGGCAGCACCGACACCGCCGCTGGCGCGGTCCGTGCATCGGAAGCGCAGGCGAACGAAGTGCCGACCAGTAGAGCCAGCATCAACGGATCCGGAACGGGCATCTCGGTCGCGGGCGCAGGCACGGGGATTGGCGTAGTGGGCAACTTCACCGGCATCGTCGTGCAGTTCAACGGCGGTGGCACCGCCCAGAACATGCCGCCCACGCAGGTCGACGATTGGATGATCTTTACCGGGGTCTACAGCTGATGCGCATCGTCACGCAGGAGGAAGCGCGGCCGCTGGGCGGCATCCCCGAGGTGGAGCGGCTGGTGAGCGAGCTGCGCGCCGCGCTGGCGGCGCATGCGGGGACCGAGGGGGTGCCGCCGCCCACCGCGGACCCGCTGATCGAGGCGCTGGCGCGGCTGCCGGCCGACGCGATCACCTGGGACGTGGGCGAGGGCAGCTCCTGGTGCCGCAAGCTGCTGATCGTCGAGCGGCTGGAGGCGCGCGGCAAGGGCGACGCGGCCGAGGCGGTGCTGGCCGCGAACGGCCCGCTGCGCCGCGCCTGGGCCGCCTGCACCATGGTGCGCCGGCGGCCGATGGATCCACGCGCGGTGGCCTTCGTCACCGCGCTGGAGGAGGACCCGGCGGAGATCCTGGCCCACGACCCGGACCCGGCCAGCGCGTGACGCGCCCCAGGCCGAACGCGTTCGGCCTGAACGGCCCCTCCGCGCGCGCGTAAGCCCCGGCTGAAACCCCCTTCAGGACGCGCGGATGCCCGAACTCAAGGCCGGTGCGAACATCAGCCTCACGCTGGCCGGCAGCGACCTGACGATCGCGGCCACCGGCGGCGGATCGGTGGTCAGCGTCAACGGCAAGGACGGCGTGGTGGTGCTGAGCGCGGTCGATGTGGGCGCATCGGCGACGGGGCACACCCACGGCCCGACCGGCATCACGGGGCTGACCACGCTGAAGCTGCTCGGCCGGCACTCCGCCGGCACCGGCGTGGCCGAGGAGATCGGGCTGGACAGCACGATGCGGATCTCCGGCGGGAACCTGGGGGTCGACACGGTCGACGGGGCCGACGCCCCCGCCGCCACCAGCCCGCTGCCGGACACGGCGATCATCAACGTGATCGAGGGCACCAGCCTGAAGGCCTGGGACGGCGCCGGGCGCAACGCCTGGGTGCGCAGCGTGCTTGGGCAGAGCGACACCAAGACGGCTAACTACAACGTGGTGCAGGCGGATCACGGGCGGCGGATCATCATGGCCTCCGCCAGCGCGACCACGATCACGCTGGCGGACCTGGCGAAGGACACGGTGCTGGAGATCCAGCAGGGCGGCGCCGGCGACGTGACCTTCGCGGTCGCTGGCGGCCTGACGCTGCGGCAGAGCGACGGGCACGCGAAGATCGAGAAGCAGTGGCGGGTGGTGGTGGCGCGGAAGCTCTCCGCCACCGAGTGGTCGGTCGAGGGGCCTACCAAGGCATGATCGGCGAACTGATCCGCGGCCTGCTTGGCACGTTCCTGGTGATCGGCCTGGTGGCGGGCGTCGTGGTCTTCGTGATCGGCGGGCTGCTGCTGCGCCTGGTGTTCGGATGACCATACTGCTGCCCACCGCGCTGTACCGTGCACCGGCGGCCGCGCCGCCGGCCGGCGACATCTGGCCGAGCGGGATGCCGGCGCCATGGTTCGACTTCGATCCCGGGCACGCGGCGTCCGTGACGCTGAACGCCGGCGCGATCGAGGCCGTCGCCGACAAGGGGGGCAGCGGCGTCAGCGTGTCGCAGGGCACCGCCGGCAGCCGGCCCACGCAGGGCACGCTGAACGGCTACGCGACCGCGCTGTTCGACGGCGTCGACGACATGCTGTTCAACACCGATGTCGGCGCCGGCGCGGACGTGCTGGACAACGGCACGCAGGTGGTGGCGACCATCTTCATGCTGGCGAAGCGCATCACGACCATGAGCGGCGCCACGCGCATGTACGTGACGCTCCGCCGCGGCGCGGTGACCAGCACCACCCAGCGCAGTTTCGAGCTGGGGCAGGATGCCTCGGCCGTGTTCCGCGCCGCCAGCCGGAACAACGCGGACTTCACGGCCGCCGCGCCGGGCGGGCTGGTGACGGGCGACTGGACGCTGCTGGTGGGGCGGATCAACACCACCAACGTGGCCGCCGCGCGGAACGGGGCCGCGCTGACCACCGCCACCCCGGTGCGGGTGACGGACGAGATCCGCCAGATAAGCTTCGGGGGCGCCCGCGCGGGCAGCAGCAACGGCTTCCAGGCGAACATCGAGATCGCCCGCTGCGGCATCTTCGCCGGCGACCAGGACAGCTACCGGGCCGACATCCGCGCCAACATCAACAGCCGCTACGGGCTGAGCCTGTGACCGTCCGGTTCGCCGCGCCGCGCCACAAGGCCGGCCTCAATATCTTCGCGGACGAACTTTGGAAGGGCAACCAGCCCTACATCCTGGGCAACGCGGCGCTGCCCTTCGCGCCGGCCGTGGTGCGCACCACGGCCATCGCCTACGACGCCGACAACAGCTACCAGGCCACCCACCACATCGCGCGCAAGCAGGCCGTGAGCGTGCGCCGGCATGCGACGAATGCCAACCAGGTCATCGTCAGCTACGGCGGCACCCAGGGCTACACGATCGCCACCGGCGAGCAGGCGATGCTGCTGCGCACGGACCACGGCACCGCCGCCCTGGCCTATGGCGGCGGCAGCATTCCCGTGCGCAGCGCCTTTCCCGTGGTGGGGGGCAACGCGGCCGAGGTGGTGCTGGAGGTCGGCGGAAGCCTGACCGATGCGGGCGCGCTGGCGGTGGCCAACCACGACCTGCTGCACATCAACTTCATGCGCCAGGGCACCTGGCAGACCGGCCTGCCGCGCTGGCAGCAGGCCGCGCAGGTCGACCGCGTGATCGACTGGGTGGAGGACGGCGGCCACGTGATCGTCGGCGGCCAGCACACCCACCAGGGGCGCGATTGGCTGGCCTATGAGGCGCGGTGGGGCCAGGCGGTGGCGCGCGCGATGTTCGAGGCGGAGTACCGATACCTCGCGCAGCGCATCGGCCACCTGGATCCCTCGCGCATCGCGATCGCGGTGGAGAACGAGCCCAGCGCCAGCAGCTTCGCCGCCTACAACACGTGGCTGGGCGACTACGCCGTGCCGTTCCTGCGCGGGCTGTTCCCGGACCACACGCTGATCCTGGGGCATCCCGGGCACAACAGCCTGCTTGACTTCAACGCCAGCACGGGCGCGCTGGCCGGTGACCGGAACTGCCTGACGGACATCCACTTCTACGAGCTGTGGGAAGCGGCGTCGGAGCGCACGCAGTTCCGCCTGGCGGCGCAGCGCAGCCACGCCGGCGGCCGCGGCGGGCTGATCTTCGGCGAGATCGGCGTGGTGGCCACGCACCCGCAGCGGGCGGAGCGGATGGCCCGCATGTTCCGCCTGGCCCGCAGCGTGGGCGCGTGGTTCGTGCCCTGGGTCGCCAAGGCCGGGCCGGACTGGGACGTGCATTCCCTGGGCTACCGGACGCCCGCGGGGAACTGGATCATCCGCGAGGACATGCAGCCGGTGATCGGGCCGATCGCGCGGCGCCCGCACCTGGCCGCCGGCGGCCGCCCGCTGCGCGTGGGCGGCAAGCTGGTGGTGCGCGACACGCAGCCCACGCGCCTGCCCTGGACGCCGCCGGCGCCCCCCTCCGGCGATCCCTCGCCCGTGGCGGTGACCTGGAACCCGCCCGTGTTCGCCGGGCTGGTGGCGCACCTGGACGCGAGCTGGGCGGAGGCGGTCCAGACGAACCCGGCCACCGCCGACCCGCCGGTGTACGGCGAGATCAAGGGGCCCTACTTCACCACCGGCAGCTTCGCCGAGGGCCAGGGCGGCGACCTAATCGCCGCCTACATCGAGCGAGCGAAAATCCGCCAGGGCGCGGCCGCCGGCGCCTGGGTGAACCGCACCGAGAACCCGGCCTGGAGCGACCACATCGGCGGCCCCTACCACGGCATCTTTATCGCGCCGGGTGAAAGCAACCGCAACGACCGCGACGTGGCCGGGCTGTTCATGCCCACGATCAGCGCGGGCGGCACCCACAGCTTCACCATCGTGGTCGCCTACACGGGCGGCCGAGGGGCGATGCTGGGCGTCTCAGGCGCCGCGTGGAACGCGCTGCTGGAGATCACCGAGAACACGCTGCGCCTGTTCAGCGACAGCGCCTTGGACGTGAACCTGCCCGTGCCGGGCTGGGCCGAGAGCTTCGATGACCCCATTGGCGGGGCGAGGACCCACGTCATCACTGTGCGCAGCCGCGCCGGCATTGTGGACGTGTACCTGGACGGCACCCTGATCGGGGTGAGGGACTGCACCGGCAAGGCCGCGCGGGTCGCAGCCCTTGTAGTGGGGAACGACAAGAATGTCGGCGCCTACTCCTCTGGTCGCGGGGCAATCGGCTGGTACCACGACGTGTTCCAGTACGATGTGGCGCTCAGCGACGCAGACATGGCCACGCTGCACGCGGCCTGCCTGGCGCGCTACACCAAGCGGGGCCTGCGGAAGCAGGCGATCATCGCACTGTCCGGGCAATCGAACGCCGAGTATCTGACTGACCATGCCGGCGGGGCGAACGGCGGCACCAATGCCAGCCGCATAGCCCGCGCCGCGATCCGCCAGGCACTCGGCTCTGTCAACGTGCGGCTGCGGTGGAGCAAGGTGGCCGGCGGCAACCTGACCGGCACCGGCACCATGCGCGGGGGCTGCGCGCTGGATGTGTGGGTGGACACCAGCAGCGGCATCGGCAACGAGGCGAACTGGGATTGGACCACGATCGACGTCGGCGCCAACAGCCGGAACTTCTACACCGGCGTGGGCGCGGCCGGGGACGGGCCAAAGTTGGTGGTGGTGCTGTACCACAACGAGTACGACGCGGCGCGCGGCCCCAGCGCCAAGGCGATGTACAAGGCCACGCTGCGCGCCTTCATCCGCCTGGTGCGGCGCGACGCGCAGTTCCAGGTGCCCATCCTGCTGTGCGGGCCCATGCCCTACGTCTCCTCGGTGCCGGCCGGCGGGCTGCGGATGACGGCCGAGGTGTTCGACGAGGTGGCGGCCGAGCTGCCGGGCGTGCACCGCGTGCTGCGCAACCTGGGCGATCTGGGCTTCAGCCAGGACAGCGGCGACACGACCTTCGGCAACCCGCACCAGCACTGGCGCGACAGCGTGAAGGTCTACCACCGCCTGGGCCGCGAGATCGGCAAGGCGATCGGGTTCGACAACGCGCCCGCGACAACGCGCCCGCGACCGGCACCGGCCCGTCCATCGCCAGCGCCGCCGCCTCCGTCGCCGGCGGCACGGTGGACGTGACGGTGGCGCATGACGGCGGCACGGACCTGGTGGTGCCCGCGCTGGGGCAGGACGGGCGCGGCTGGCGCGTGGAACAGGGCGGCACGGCCCGCACCGTCAGCGCCTGCGCGC